CTAAAAGAATATATGATATTACAGTTAGAATGTTTGAAACAATAGGTGTAGAAGTTGGACCAGACTTAACTAATCTTGAAAGAATACCATTTAGAAATTCTGCTGATTTAATGGATGAAGGTATACCACCATTTACAGGAGATAAAGAGGTAGAGTTTAGAGGAAACTATGAAACAGATGGTTTTATCTTTGTTAGACAAACTCAACCTTTACCTTTTACAATTTTATCGTTATACCCTAGGTTGACAACAAATGATGGATAATACACTACATATAGTACCTTACACAGCAGAGCATGGCAGATTTATATTATCTTGTCAGATGAACCATAAGTTAATGGATAAGGATGCTGAGTTTGATGGAGACGCTATGAACTTAGTACAAGACCATTTAGCTTTTACAGGACTTGTAAATGACAAACCTATCTTTGCTGCAGGAATGAAAATGGTTTGGGGTCAAGTTGCAGAGGGTTGGGTTATTGCAACACAAGATGTTTGGCAACATCCTATTGCAGTAGCGAAAGCAATTAAAAAAGATTTTGCTAAAGTTGCAACAAAATATAATATTAAAAGAGTTCAAACTGCTGTAAGATCAGATTTTGACAAAGGTATAAGATTTGCAAAGTGGTTAGGATTAGAGAATGAAGGTTTAATGAAACACTATGGCTTTGATGGTTCACATCAATACAGATATGCGAGGATTTTCTAATGAGTTTTGTATTTGATATAGCGGCAGCAAAACAAGTAGGTGCATTAGGTAAATATAATCAAAGTGTTCAAAATAGAAATGCTCTTATAAAAGAACAAGAAGCTGAAGCTATAAAAAAACAAACTGAATTTGATATTGCTAGATTTGACCAACAATTTGAACAATTAACAGGACAAACAAAAGTAGCTACATTAAAATCTGGTGTAGAATTATCTGGAAGTGCTTTAAATATTTTAAGATATAATGCTGAACAATCCGAAATACAAAAAGATGTTATGGATTATAATTCTAAAGTTGCACAATCTCAAAAAATGGAAGAAGCAAACTTTGCTAGAATACAAGGAACTATTGCAAGAAGAGAAGCAAAAATTGCTCAACTTGGTTATTATGCAAAAGCTGGAGAAAGCTTAATGTCTATGAGTGGTGGCTTTGGTGGTGGTGGATCTAAAGGTGGTGGAACGGGGATGTACCCATAATGCCTAGAAATTATAAATTAGAATATGCAAATTATCACTCTAAAACAAAGCAAAAAAAAAATAGAGCTAGTAGAAATGGTGCAAGAAGAATTATGAAAAAAAAACTTGGTAATAGTATATTGGGTAAGGATATAGATCATAAAGATAGAAACCCTAGAAATAATAGTAGAAGTAATTTAAGAGTAAGGTCTAAATCTTCTAACAGATCAAGGAACAAATAATGCCAAAGATACCTACATTTACAGCACAAGCTAGACCCACAGCACAAGCTGCTGGTGTTGTTTCTAATATAAAAATCGGTTTAAATCAAACTGTAGGAGCAGCATTAGCTCCATTAGGAAAAGCTGTTGAAGATTATTATGTAAAAGAAAAAGAAATTGAAACTAAAGTACAAGCTGGAGAATTAGATGCAGATGCAACTGTTGAAGTTTTTAACGCAGCTGAACAAGCTGAATTAAAAAATACACCACAAGAAGGAATAGATTATTTTAATGAAAAATTCCAATCTATACAAAATAAATATAAATCACAAGCACCTAACAAAAATGTAGCAAATCTTTTTAGTGTAAATTTTTCTAAAAATAAAAGTACATATGTTAATAATATTTTAACAAAAACAAGAGACAACTTAGTTACTACTAGAGTTGGTCAAGTAGATCAAAAAGTTAAATCAAAAATAGCATCTGCTATTGCTTCTGGAAATAATTTTCAATTTGATATTTTAGCAAAATCTGTAGAGGAAGATTATCAAGGTTTAGTTAATGATGGAATTATTGGTGAAGGAGATTTTAATGCTTATAGAAAAGCATTACCAGCTCTTATTGAAACAGAGATGGTTAAAAAAAGAGCAGTTACAAATGCTTTTGGAGCATTAACTTTATTAGGTGATGATACAAATTATCCAAATATTAAAGGAGAAGCAAGAGAAGATTTAAGAAAAGAATTAAGACAAATAGCAACCTTTCAAGGTAAAGCTGTAGAATTTGCAACCAATACACAATTAATAGAATCTAAAAAGAAAGTTGTGGCTGCTTTAAGAGGTGCTGAAGCTGATAAATATTTTGGAATAAATCCAGATCAAATTAATCAATATTATACAGGCAATAAAGAACATGATGATCAAATTAATAATTTAAATAATAAAGTTATTAATAATGAAATAAGTTTAGATAATAACTATTTAGTAAATGATAAAATTATTAATAAAATTTTAAATAATGAAATAAAAAATCCATTTCAAAAATTTAGATTATCAGGAGAAAAAGATGCAAAAAGTATTACTGAAAGAGTTGGAGATGGTTCTGTTAATTTAAATGATGATAATTTTTTTAATAATATTTTTGAAGCACAACAAAATCCAGAGTTAAATAAAACTAATAAACAATTTTTTAATTTTATAGATAAAGTTGTTCCTTTAATTGAAGGGTCAACAAGCTCTAAATATTTTGATAATAATTATAATAATAGATTAAGTTCTTTTAGACAAGATATGTATAGTAGATTTATTGAAGGGTTAAAAGAAAATATACCAGTAACAAAATTATTAGATTCATTGTCTGAAAATTATATTGCTAAAGATATTTTAGATTATGCTCCAACTAAATCACAAGTAAGAAATGCTCTTTTAAGTTTTGCAAAAGAACAAGAACCCGAGTTAGTTAATAGTAAATTTAAAAGACTTGAAGGAGAAACGCCAAGTCAGTATTTAGAGAGAATACAAAAAATTGATAAGTAAATAATATGAACTTAAATGAGCAGCAAAAATTATTACAAGAAGGTGGATTTACTCAAGCAGAAATAACAGGTTGGAAACAAGATAAAGTAAAACAACTTCAAGAAGGTGGATTCACTACTCAAGAAATTTCTAATGAATTTAAATTTGAGCCAGATAATAAAGTTATTAAAGATTATGTTAATAAAATAACTAAAGATTATTTAGCACAAGATATAGTTATTCCAGAAGATGAGATGCTATACCAATCAAATTTAAACAGAGGTAAGCCAGTTAAACAAGCTGTAAAAGATATTAAAGAAGCTGTAATAGGAAAAAAATTTGATGGAGATTATGTTGCTGAACAAATATTAGGAAATAATCTTTGGAATTTAAGTAAAAGAGCAGCAAAAGGTGAGGGTACTCCAGAAGCACTAAATATGCCAAAACCAGAAGATTACACTTGGACAGAAGAATTTCTTACAACATTAGGTACATTAGCTGTTGACGCTCCTATTTATGGTGCAAGTGCTGTTGTTGGTGCACCAGCAGGAAAATTAGGTGCTGGATTTACAGGAGCAATGATACCTACTACAACTAGATCAACTTTATTAAAAGTTCTTGAAAATCAAGACGAAGGCAAACCATCTGATGTTATGAAAATAATATTAGAAGAAACTTTAATGGAAGGAGTTAAAGAAGGTGCAAAATTTTCTGCATCACTAGCTTTACCTATGCTAAAACTTCCTGGTGGTAAAGCATTAGCTGAAAAATATATATCAAGAACTGCAGCTCAAATAACTGGTTATCAAGGAACAGGTTTAATATTAGACGAAGAAATACCAAGTATGGGAGAGTTTGCATCTACTGCTTTATTATTTTCTATATTTAATATTAGATTACCAAAAGCAAAAGCAGAAAAAAAATCAAAACAAATTTTTATTGATTATGGAAAAAAACCTACAGATGTAGCTTTAGATTCTGCAAAAAACAGAACAGTAAGAGAAGATTTATTATCAGACAATGTAACAGTTAGAGCTTATGAAATAAAAGATTCTAAAAAAATAGAAATACCAAAAGAAGAAATACAGGTAACAACAAAACCAAGATTTGATGATCCTATTGCAAATAAAGCTGCAGAAAATATTTCTTTTGAAATAAACAAAATGCCAATTACAAAAGAACAGATTACACAATCTGTAAAAGATGCGTCTAAAACTTCTAAAAGAAAATTTGTAATTAAAGCAATAGATCAAAAATATCCTGTATTAGAAGCATTAAGAGAACTTAATATTAAAACTAAAACAGGTATTGAAAAATTAAATACATACGAATTATTAAGATTACAAGAAGGTATGCAAGGAAGATCAGCACACTTTATTGAATTTGGAACTCTTGATTTTAAAACATTAGCTGAAAATGGACCATCTCTTATGTCTATTGTAAAACCATTTGTAAAAGATAGTAAAACTGAATTAACATTATTTAGCACTTATTTAGCAAACAGACACGCAGTAACTCTTGCTAAAAGAGGTAAAGATACACCTTTTGATATTCCAAATGCAGAAATACTTTTAAAACAATATACAAATAAAAAAGTTAAAGACCCAGACACAGGTAAAATGATTACTTATGAACAAGCAGCTAAAAAAGTAGATACTTACTTACAGGATGGTGTTTTAAAATATGCTTATGATGGTGGACTTATAACAAAAGAATCTTATAACGCATTTAGAGAAATTAATAAAAACTATATGCCAATGGCTGCAGAACTACCTAGACCGGGAGAATCTGGGTTTATTAAGGGATCAAGCAATCCATTTAAAAAATTAAAAGGTCAAAAAAAATATAAAGTTATAGACCCATTAGAAAGTATTGTTAAAAATACAGATTACATTATTAGAATGACAGAACTTAATAAAACTAAAAATGATTTTATTAATACTGTTTTAGAAGCTCAAAAAAAAGATCCAGAAGCACTTAAATGGATAAAAAAGAAAAAAGGAGACTTAAAACCAATTACAGTTCAAAGAAAAGAATTAGAAAAATTTTTTGATAAAGAAACTTTAGATCAACTTTCAAACAAAGGTGTTGAAGAACTTGCTATATTTAGACAAGAAGCTGTTTATCCAGATGGTAATTCTATTTCTTTAAGAAATATAAAAACTGGCAAATATGAAGTTTATGAAGTCGGTGAAGATTTAGTTACTGCTTTTAGAGTTATGGATAATCCAAGTATGAATTTTGTAGTAAAATTCTTAACAGCACCAACTAGATTTTTAAGAACAGGTGCAATTGTAACCCCAGATTTTGCTGTACCAAATTTTTTTAAAGATACAATGAACGCAACTTTTTTATCTAAAATAGGTTGGATTCCCATAGTAGATTCAATTAAAGGAATATTTCATGTTATTTATAAAGACCCTAAAAAAGCTACAGAAGCCTATAAAAGATTTTTAAAAAATGGTGGAGCTCAATCTACTTTAAGATCAATAGATAGAACAATGTTTGATGCAGATGCTCACGCAATACTAAATAAAGGTGTAATGAGAAATGAATATTCAACACCTATACTTGGACAATTTAGATATTTTACTGAAATTTCTGAAGAAGCTACTAGGGTTGCTATGAGTGAAAAAGTTTATAAAGCAGCTAAAAAAAAAGGTTTATCAGAAAGAGATGCTTTACAAAGAGCAGGATTTGAAGCAAGAGATTTATTAGATTATGCAAAAAAAGGAACTTTAGGTGCAAGAATTAATAAAGGTGTTCCATTTTTTAATGCTAGAATACAAGGATCTGTAAAAGCATATGAAGCATTTAGAGATAGACCTACTAAATTTTTAAGTATGATTGCAATCGCTGTATCATTACCAACTTTTATGGCTTATAATTCTCTTGTAGATGAAGATGGAGAACTTGATAAAGATTATCAAGAACTTCCAGACTATATTAAAAACAATAAATATTATGTAAAAGTAAATGGTAAGGGAAGGTTTTTTCCAAAAGGATTTGAGGTAGGTACTTTTTTTTCTAATCTTACTGAAAAAGTTTTAGATTATCTAAGAACAAATGAAAAACAAAATTTTATGAAATATGTAAAAGAATTTACTTCAGAACACGCAAAAGGTTATACTCCAATTCCGACATTTGCTAGACCTTTTTTTGAAAACTTTATAGATTACAGTTTATTTAGAGAAGCTCCAATATTACCACCATCAGCTCCCAAAGATATGCTTAATTCTTATTATTCAACAGAGTATACAAATCCAACTATAAAAGCATTAGCAGAAAATTTAGCAACTATAGTTGGAACAGATAATTATTTTGCAAATCCAATATATGTAGAAAATATATATGATTCTTATTTTGGTTCTGTTGGAAGAATGGCTAAAGAAGCTGTTAATGCTATAGCTATTAAAGGTGGTATTATAGATGATCCTATTAGACCAGAAGATCCATTAACTAAAATACCCGGTATAAGAGTTTTTCAAGCTAAAGATGTTTATGGGTATTCTAAATCAATACAAGAATTTTATAATAAAACAGAAGATTACAAGAGTATAATAAATACAGTTAATTATTTACTTAAAATTGGAAATATGAAAGGATATTTAAAAGAAATACAAAAAGTTGATTTTGATATACAGGCAGTTATAGATATAGAGGATGGTATGAAACAAGTATCAAAAGATATAAAAGTTATATATAATGCTAAAATGAAGGATGATGGTACTTTATTTACTCCAGAAGAAAAAAGAGATATAATAGATGATCTTTATAGAGTAAGAATTGGTTTAGCTCAAAAAGCATTACAAATTATTAAAGATGTTGAACAACAAAAGAAATAGTATATAGGTAAAACAATATGACAGTATCTTCAACTACAGTAAAAAATTCAGCATCCGGTGATGGTAGCACAACTCAATTTACTTATTCATTTAAAATTTTTGCGGACACAGATTTAGAAGTAATTATTAGATCGTCAACAG